TACTGGCGCTACGGACGCAGATGTTGTTGTTGATAATGGATTTACAGATAGCAATACTCCACAACAGTTTATATTCCAAAAAGATAAAATGAAAATGATTTATTCTTTAGAAGATTGTTTAAAACCATTTAGACCAAGATCTGGAATTAACAAACCATTATATTTTTCAGGACGGTATTTGGCAAACTCTGGAGCATCTATTGCACAAAGACCAAGATATTATATGCCATCAAGATATGATGAGTTTAGATACTGGACATCATATAGAACAGAAGATAATGTTGAGTACGGGGTTTCTAATAAAATATCAAATGGTTTAAACTATATTGATGATGCAGTTCCTTTTGTTGTTTATAAAAATCAAGTGCCAGCAAACCGTATTGTTGTAAAAATGCAGACAAATGTTGGAGATGTTGACCTTGGTCCATTTACAACAGCGTCTGGAACAATTAATGACCCACTATTTGGAACGGCAAATAAAACAACTCCAGCAAGATGGAAGATTCAATATTTACAAAACAATAATTGGTCAGATGCTATTTCTTTTAATGAAAATACTACTAGGGCAGATGGAACACCAATTATTGGAACAGATGGATATGTAGAAATACATTATGGTTTAATTATTCCGGAAGCATATAGAAGTATTTTTATATTTGCAGATACCCTGGCTTCTTCTACGTTGTTACCAGAATCTTCTGTAACTGGATATGCATATCTTGTAATAGAAAATGAAGGAGACAGAGGAACATTTTATATTTGGACTGGGGAGGCATACGAACAGTTTAGTCCAACTTATGGATGGCAACTAGGATCTGAAACAATTGACAATAATACAAGTTTTGTAACAGACTTTACAAGTCCAGAAGAATTTAACGATGAAATTAACGGCGGTACAGTATACAGAGAGTTTGCATATATCCAAGGAATAAGAATAGTAGTAGAAGTGATGAATAAGTTTGATACTACTTTTGACCTTATTGAAATGTCTCCTAGGTTAATTGGAAATATTTCAGACAAAGTTATTGATTATAAAGTAACTAAAGTTTTATCGGATGTTGGCATTACGTCTTTGCCAGTAGGACAACTGTTAGCCTCTACGGGAGCCATTAATATTTTTGATGATGATCAGGCATTTAATGAAAATAATTCAGAAAGCATTGTTGCAGGCTATTTAAGAAAAAATATTAAATTTAATTTTTACGAAATAATTATGAATGTTGATGGTTTTGACTATTACATACCTTTAAAAACTTTGTATTCTGAAGGCTTTCCACAAGCAGATATAACTGCTGGAACACTATCAATAAGTTTGCGTGATTTTTATTTTTATCTTGAATCAATTTCTGCACCCAGACTCTTAATGACACAAACATCACTAAGCATGGCAATTTCTACAATATTAGATTATATTGGTTTTACTAATTATACTTTTAGAAGAATTGATGGAGAATCTGATCCAATAATTCCATATTTTTTTGTTGCCCCAGATCAAAACGTAGCAGAAGTTTTAAATCAACTTGCAATAGCAACACAAACAGCAATGTTCTTTGATGAATATAATAATTTTATTGTAATGAGTAAAAACTATTTAATGCCAGAACTCGATAATAGATCTACTGACTTTGTACTTTCAGGATCAAACAATCAAACAGATCAAGGTGTGGTCGAAAATGCTACATCTGGAAATCTTCCAAATATTATTTCTATATCTTCTGAAGATAAAAGAGTTTATAATGACGGAAAAATTAACTATACAACAAGATATATTCAAAGGTCTTATGGAAGTATTAGAGAAGCCAGCATGGTAGACCGTGATAAAACATGGATTTATAAACCAGTATTGCTTTGGGAAGTTGCAGGGGATGAAGCAACAAAAACTATAAATGAGGTAGCCTCAAAACAAGGAAAATATGTATTGGGAGCAATGCCACTTAATTCAGATTTATCTGCTGATTTACCAACAGTAGTTAATGGAGTGGTAATAAATAATACACTTGATCTTGGAGAAAATGTATACTGGCTAACTAGATATCAAGGATATTTTTATTCTAATGGAGAAATTATTAAATATGATGCCGCTCAATTTAATATAACTGGAACTGGAAATGTATGGATTAGCAGTAACCAAGAATATCAAAGATATTTTGCTTCTTTGCCATTTAATGGAAAAATATATCCAACAGGATTAATTAGAATATTTACTACACCTTATTATGAAACTGTTGATGGAATTGATAGATTACAACCTGGTCCAGTATATGAGCATGGAAGAGGTCAATTTGGAACACCAGTAACCACACACTACGCTGGTGCTGGAAGTTACTGGTCAGATAATAATTACGTTCGTGGTTGCAATATGCAAACACAGTATTTATTTACAACAACTCTTGATGAAGATGTTTCTGTTCCAGCAACAACAACTGGTGCTGCTGGTATAAATAATACTCTTGCTAGAGAAACCACAAGAAACGGTATTATTAAAAACTTTATGGCAACTAACTATTTAACAGAAACTGCTGTTAATAATTTAAAATCTACACAGACTGGAACAATTCAATCATCTGCTCTTGTTATGAATGGACCATCATTTAAAACTACAGAAACACCTATTAACTTTGTTTCATATGTTTATAAAAATCTAGATGGTGCTTATAAAAATTTTGGCACAAGAATAAGAGTTGTCGGAAAAATTGAAAGTAATGAAAATCGTGGACAAACTCCTATTGGTTCTGTAGCCTATTATCAAGTAAACGGAGTTCAGCCTAATCAAAATGTTAGTATTGGTGGCGGTTCTGGCGGCATGGCAATATTGCTTAACCCAGAAACAAATAATGGATACTATTTTGAAATAGTAGCATTAACTGAAACAAATGTAGAGTCTTATTTAAAACTAGATAAAACTGGACAGGCTGAAGTTAATATAAATAATGTTGTATTTTATAAAGTTAAAAAAGATGCATCTAACGACAATGCAATTCCAGTAAAACTTTGGGGTGGACTAACAAGCATTATTGTTGACGATGGTAGATTTACTGGTCAGTATAGAATGGCTGGAGAAGATAAACCTACAGTTTATGATTTATCTGTTGAGTATCAAGATATCGGAAGAACACGTAGATTTTATTTATACATAAATAATAGACTAATTAAAATTGTTGATGATCCAGACCCGCTGCCAATTTACAATAATATGGCGTTGTTTGTTCGTGGCTCTTCTCGCTGTATGTTTGAGCATGTTTATGCTCTGTCAGAGAACTATTCACAAAATACTGTATTTACTACTGGAGAAACCTTGTCTGCTGTATTTGGAGATAAACAAATAGATGCTAATGAATCGTTTCGTAAATATGCCATGAGTGGTATTATTCAAGGAACATATCTAACTGGAATTAGTTCAGAACAGCCACCAAAGTATAATATGTATTTTGATGAATTTGGAACCATTATGCGTGAATGTGCATATTTTGATATTAGATATGATCGTGCCTATCCCGCACTTTATGCACAATTATCTCCAACATTTAATAGAATTAAGGGATATGCAGTTTCTGGATTTCAAGCAGATTCCTACGGTGCTGAATTTTTAATTTTTAATGCATCAGATAAAGCCCTGGTACTTGATGAAACAAGTGGAAACTATCTAAGAATTCAAGGTATTACATTTACCCAAGATACAACACATGAATTAACAGTAGATGAATATTTTAGTAAAAAGAGCAACCTTTCTGACCCACCATTTAGTGGTAGTGCATTGCTTTATTCTCCACTTGTAGAAAAAGCAAAATATGATGACATTAAACTTAGCCGCTTAATCTATGGTAAAAATGAGTTTAGTATTAATACCCCATATATTCAAACACAAGATGATGCAGATGCTTTAATGGGGTGGATTATTAATAAAATTATGAGACCTAAAAAATCTGTTGGTGTAAGCGTTTATTCAATACCAACAATACAACTTGGAGATATAGTAACAATTGATTATAAAAATAATGATGGTTTAGATTTAGTTGCACCAAACACAGATAGATTTGTAATATATAATATTGAATATCAAAGAAGTTTAAATGGTCCTTCAATGACGTTGTATTTGAGTGAGGTATAAAATGGCAGATAAAAAAGTTACAGTAAAACGTGGAGATACTCTTTCGTCTATTGCAAAAGAAAATAAAACAACAGTATCTGCAATTAAGGCTGCTAATCCAAAACTTACATCCGATTCAAAATACAAAGGTGGATCAATAATTTTTTCTGGAACTAAAATAAACATACCCAAAACAAATAAGCCAAAAGTTACTCCTCCAAAAGTTCAAGACACTGTTGTAGTAGAATCAACTACAACTGTTGTAGAAGAATTTGGAAGCGAAGTAGATTCTACTCCACTGTCTCCATCAACTATCTCTTCAGAACCATCTAATATAAGTCCAGTTACTCAAACGCCGCCACCTCCTCCCGTAAAAACTGCACCAATAGACACAATTCTTTTTAACGAAGATGCTGTTCCAATACAAATTATGGCTGATCTTATTTTTGAAAATATTGGGGGACAAGAATTAATTAATATTGCTAGAAATGATACTGTTAATGGTCAAACTGTTATATATCAACCTATTAAAAATTTAACAAGCATTCAACAAGAATATAACCCTAATAATATTGTTGCACTTCAGGCTACCTCTGATAAATATTTTCAAAACTTTTCTATTAAGTTAGATAACAAAGTACCGTCGCCAGGAACTGGTCCAAATGGAGCACATGTTTATATAGACCCAGAAACAGGAAACCTTGTTGTAGAGGCTGTTAATTTAGATACAGATGAGCAAATTGAACTAGAAATTACTGTAAGTGGTACAATATATGAGGCGGATTTATGATTACAGACATTGGCAAATCAATTATTGGTAAGTACCTGCTTGGTCAGGCACCTGCCTATGCGTCCTACATTGCAGTAGGGTGTGGTGCACAACCTCTAGATACCGCTGACCCATACGGAGATTATTCTGCAAAAGAAAATTTAGATTTTGAGATGTTTAGAGTTCCAGTATCTTCTCGTGGATTCGTAAATGACGGGGGAACAGAAAAAATAGTATTAACAGCAGAACTACCTACAGAAGAAAGATATGAAATAACAGAAATAGGTTTATACTCTGCAGGTTCTAACCCATCTGCTGGAGCATATGACAGTAA